GTTTACAAACGACCCAACCCCAGACATTCAAACACCCCCCGGCCTGATTCATGCCGACAAGTCTGTCGCTGTCTTTGCCTTGTGACACTCGACGCACAACCCTTGCAAGTTCGTCTCATCGTCTCGACCACCCTTGTGCAGCGGGATGATGTGATCTAGCTCTAGTGCCAACGTCACTAAGCCACGGTCCTTGCAGTGCACACACAGTGGGTTCGAGTAGAACCATCTAGCGCGGCGCTTCTGTAGCGTTGTCCCTGTGATCCGCTTATATGCGGGCACACCTGCTAGCGCTGGCTTGTGTTGTGCTATCAGTGGCTTTGCGTTTGTGATCTTTGGCATATTCACGCGCCCGCCGCTTATATGCTGGGGGAGTTCCCGGCGATTGCTTGTCACCACGTCACGTGATGCGGCCCATGTGGGTGTGACCGCTTGCCCTGTGCGTTGACGCTGCACGCGCCGCCCTGTAGCCGTGGGATGTCTCCCTAGTGCTGGCTGTGGTGGGTGGATTGAGGATCATTTGGCAGATCAATTCGCACGAGGCCGTGTAATCGCTGCGTCTTGATTTCGTCGCCATCCAAAACAACTAGGCCCGAGTCGTCATGGAACACTATCTCGATGTAGCGAGCCTCTTCGTCCGCAACGACTACAAACCTGCGCTCTATGCCGTCCAGGTAAATCCTCGCGTTGGTGTACTCGTGAGGCGCGTTCTCGTGGACGCTTAGGCGCATAGTCTGCGGGCGTTTTCGAGAATTGATAATCGCCGCGTAGCAATGCCAGAGGCGGCGATCCTCTTTTTTACTCAGCTGGGACTACAGGATCATCCACTGGCGCATCCGGCACCAGCGCATCCACAGCGGCGACACGCGCCTCAACAGCAGCAAGCGCGGAATTGATAGCGGCCTCGTCTACACCGGCAGCGGCCAATGCTTCTTTAAGCGTCGCCACCTCGCCGACAAGCGCCGTGGTTTCCTTGCCGACTTTAGCGACAGCAGTGTCAAGGGCTTCCAGGCGAGCAACGATCAATTCGGTGGTCATGATGTGGGTTCTTTCTTGGTGGTTAATGCGGTCAAGCAGGTGCAGCCACAAGCGAAGTTCTGTCATGGCGCGGCTTTCGTTTCGGAAATGAAAAAGCCACCTTATGGGCGGCTTGTGTTTGTTTAGAGCATGCAGCAGCTTCTAGTGCGCTGCTCTCTTTTATGTTTGGCCGAGAACACCCCGGCTATATGGAGCGACGAAACGATAGCACATATTCGGCGGCTAGGCAATCAGTGAATATTGCGCCACCAGCGCCTACATATTTCGTAGAAATGGAGCGCGCACATAACAAGAGACGCCGCCGCCATCGACTTGGTAAGGAATGAGGCCCCGCCAACATATTCCGCAGCCATCCACACGTTTGCAATCACCAGGTGCGCATGGAACATTAGCGTTGAATCATTACTCATTCAAGGCTCCAATCTTTTCTGCACTGACCAACGCTGCCTCGTGTTTCGCCCTGCTGATCCATGCGTTCATCCAGTCAACCACAGGCATGTGTTCCTTTGCGAACTGCCTATCGATGCGTTTCTTTCCCGTGCCCCGGCATGTTTGGCATTCCGCTTTCTCAAGGACAGGTGTGCCCTCTATGACTCTGCTGCCTAGGCCATTGCAGTCGGTGCAAACGTCTGAGCGGGTGAATGCGAGCAGTGCCGATGCAATGTCCACGGCTGTACGCGGGTGCAGCTTAGGAAATTGAACCGTTGCCCTGTGCGCCATGCGGCCTGCACATTCGCGTGCGGCTTTGTTGTCGCCAAGCTCAAAGCGCAGCAATAGCGCCCCGAGGTAGTCAGTCTTAGACGCAAGGCCAACCGCGCCAATTACATCTAAATCACTGAAGTTTGTGCGCTCGATGCTGCGAAGGTTGCTGCTGCGGATCGCGCTTGCGTATCTTTCTACGATTTTCAAGTTTCACGACTTTCGCCCCGTAGTGCCCTGATGCGCCATCGATGCTTTGCCGACGCGCTTATCGAACGCGATTTTACAACAGCATCAAAACTGATAGCAAGAATCAATCAAACGAGTTGAAAAAGTGCTTGCATTGTCTTGAATGCGCATATACAGTACATACATCGACAGCAAGCGGAGCAAGCAACATGACAGCGGTAAAAATCATCAAGCAAGACGACAACAGAACGGTCGGCATATTCATGCGCAACAGTGGTGAGTTCTGCGCAATGACATACGGCACGAGCAAAGACTTCAAAACGCTAAAAGGCGCTGAAAAATGGCTAGCAGCTCGCGGATATTGATTTACCAAGGCGGCGGCGGGTGGTTTGTGAAACTCGCCGGCGTTTTGGCTGGTGGATTCAAGATCAAAGAGCATGCAGAGCTTTTTGTGTCGGCCCTAAACAAAACCCTTGACAACACGTGAATACGCATATACGTTACTACTCATGGGCAGCAAGGTGCTGGCCGCAAACAGGAGCAAACACAATGGGAACTGAAACAGCAAAACCGGCTGATCTCACAGTAGGCGACACAATTCTATTGAATGGACAAACTTACACAGTTGGCCGAGACACGGTGCAAACTGGTATTTTTGGCACCACTGTTCGTGGGCTGCGCATGGAGGCAATAGAGAGAGTACTGTTCCATAAGTTTCACAAAGGTGAATTTCTTGGATTTGTTTCTCAACCATGAATAGGTTATTTCCAAAACGGAAATAACCACTAAACAAACAAGAGCAAAGACCGTGACAAGTGCCGACTGCATTAATACCCACCAAGCCGCTCAATTTATGGCCCGAATGATTCCTTTTCTAGCCACCGGCTTGAGCTTGGAGGAAGCTGGGAAAGCCGTTTTGGACAGAGATCGTGAGCTGATGAATAGCACGCTGGCTGCTACTGAAGAAGGCGCGGCAATTCGTCGCTCTCTGGCAGAAGGCGTTTACTCGTCTGTTAGGGCGCAATGACTGAACAAAAACAACACGGAGGCGCACGCCCTAACTCAGGCCCGAAGCCGAAATCGGCCACCGGTGAGCGCATGAAGAATCACGCCATGCGCTGGACTGATTCGGGCTGGTCCGATGTGCTGCTGATCGGCATGGATCGGGTGCGTGAGCTAGTCGCGGCAGAGGCAAAAAAAGCCCGCAAATTTGCCTCAAAAATGCCTTGACATTGCTTGATTAAGCATATACATTAATACCTATGGACAGCGCAACGCTTCCACCGCCCAGGCGGCACCTGGAATCCTGATAGGAGCAAAAATCATGGCATGGGTATCACAAGAAGACAAAGCAAAAATTGCAGCCGAACTTAAAAAGGTCGTGCCTAGTGGCTGGAAATATAGCCTTTCTGTTCGCGACAAAATGACTATTTGCATGACAATAAAGTCAGCGCCTTTAGATCTTATCCGCGCCTTCAAAGCAAGCGAATATTTCAATCCTGAAACGGCCACAGATATCGAAGTAAGCAATTATTATTGCAGGTCACAAATTGCCGACGAATGTGTCGCTGATGTTTTTGAGTCCATTTTGAGGGCGCTAAACACCGACAACTACGACCGCAGCGACACAATGACAGACTATTTCGATGTAGGGCACTACGTTGATTTACGCATAGGCAAATGGGATAAGCCATTCATTGTCACCGGTGCGCTTGCAAAACAGAAAGAAAATGCTTCCACCTGACTCTGTAATCCACTTGAGAGCCCCAGCCGCCACCAAGGCGGCGTGGGTGCGTCAAAGCCAAGCGGCGGGTATGAAGCTATCAGACTGGATAGTGATGCGCGTAGCGAGTGCGCTACAACAGCCAGAGAGCGGAAGGCCGCAGGGGTGAGCATTGCCAGACGCGAGGCTTGAGAACGGTTGCGGGCGCTCGGGGGCGCAGGGTGTTGACCAACTCCATCCCCCTGTCATGGGATTTTTGGGCTAACCCCCTGTAGTGGAATTTTTGGGCTTTTGGGGTGTAGTGGAATTTTTGGTAGTGTCTCAGTTTGAAATCTAGACTAGCGACCCACGCCGAAGTGCAGCCTTCGCTAATGTGGCCGCTGCGTCCAAACTTGCTTTGATCTCGGTGATGCGGTGATCAACCTCTATCTCAGTCATCAAGTGCTCGGACGCGCACACGGCATCATCGCCACTGCCTGCCCCGAAAGGCTGAAAGTTCAAGATTACGAGTGGGCCTGGTTTCCCCCATCCGCCGCTGATGTGTTTACAACTGAACTTCCCCATGTTTTCTTTCATGCACTTGCTCCTTGCGATTGACGTGACTTATATGATCCGCGCTTCTTGGCTTCTGGCGCTGCAACCAAGTTGCAGATTTCTTCAATCGTCCACACATGATCTGCAACGCCCGCTTCCATGGCTGGTGTGACGCGCAAGGTTTTGTGGATTTTGGCGAAGTTGTAAAACATGAAATGCAGGCTCACTGCGTGCATGTGGTTCTCGACCTTCTTTGAGAAAGCATTTGTCAGGCGAGTGAATCGGCGCATGTGCATCCGCATGGTGAGGTTCTGGCGCTCCACGTAGGACGTGCTGACGTGTTCCGCGTCAGGGTAGCCGGTGACAACATCCACACGTGAGCCGGTGTAGCTGCTTGGGCTGTACTTGCGTGATGCTTCGCGGGCCGGTGTGTCGCCATACAGCTTCACAAGCTGGGCAAAGTCGATATGCCCATTGAAGGCATCGGACACGGCTTCCAAGTATGCCTTGAGCCCATCCGTGGTGAGTTGCACGCGGTGTGCGAGACGCTCCGACAAGTCGGTGATGAAGTGGTGCGCGGACTCAGCGCCACGGGTTCCAACGTGCCAGCACGGCACCAACTTCGTATCAGCATCAATCGCCGTCCATGTGTGCACGTCGCCATAACCAAACACGCCCTTAAGTTCTTCGGGGACGTTCTTTTCTTTGCTGCCAACAAACGACCAAATTTCATCGCATTGAACGCGCTTGCAATTGAGCTTACGTAGGGTTTTGTCTTGAAACTCAGCGCAGGCCGCTCCTGTATCAATCAGCAGCTTCGTGACCGTGTTGATGCTCACGTCAGCAATGCGCGACGTGGCACGCATGGACATTCCCTCAACCAGCAGATTAATAATCTGGGCGCGCTTTTCGATGGGGAGTCGGTTCATTGTCAGTTCTTCCTAAATTTGAACTGAATTATATGCTTGTGTAAATCAATCGTCAACAGACTATCGCCACTCATCAATGTGAATGAAATCGCCTTGCAGCTGGGCATCAAATGCTTTCGGCGGCTGTCTCCCGACAGCCTTAAGAAGAACTAGACGAAGCAAGGCCCCATATGTAAAATGGGGCCTTGGCGACTCATCTTATCTTCTGATAAGCGCCGCGAGTTCAGCAGTTCTCAATTCAATGAGATGCCACTCCAGCAGGTCTTTTTGACCCATGGGGTTCCTTTCAAGAGTTGCGCCCCCTGTCAGGGACTAGTTGAACACCGAAGCCTCAACTTTGCGAATTGCTGTTCGCGCTGTTTGGGGCTTCATCTTTTTTGGCAGCTATTTGATAGCGGCCATAGGAAGCGCTGACAAGATAGCCTTTCTCCTTGAGATTCCCAAGTGTCGCTCGCACGGAGCCAAGCGTTGAAGGCAAAGAAAGGCGTTCGTTTACGTCGTTTAGCGTTTCTTCAACAGAGCGCGTCTTGCCATCTTTCATCAGTTCAATAATCGCTGGAGAGAGCGAGCCTTTTGGGTTTTTAATTGGCGCAGCATTCTTTTTTTCCTCGACAGGCCGCATTGACTCGGAATTAAGACTGCCAAGTTCTTGTTGGACACCTGTATTTGTCTCCGATGAGCGAAGAAATTGCTCATAGGCAGTAGGCTTCATCATTGCAAGCGTCCTACGCAATGTATCGACTTGAATTTGAAGCTCGGAAACAGTCGCTTTCGCTTTTGCAAGCGCATGCTGTTTTTCTGCAAGAAGTTTGTTTAGCTGATCCATTTGGCAATCATAATTAAACGCAAGAATGATTGCAAGCATTATTGACAATTGCTACTTTGCGCGGGTTTTGCGTAGGGGGCTTGAGCAATGATCGCAAAAAAGCCCGCGTGGCGGGCCTTGGTTGTTGCGCTTGTTGTCTTCGCGTCTAAGGTTTGCTCCACCTAGAGGTGGCTGCCTTTGTGGCAATGTCTTTGCGATCTTCTGGTGATAGCTTGGATGCTCTTACAGCTCCACCCTTGATGCCGCCTTTTCGGCTGTTTTCTTGACGCGCAGTCAACTCAGGCGGAATTGGCTCGCTGCCTGTAGCTTGCCCGACAATGAATTTTGCTAGCTGATTTAGGTCTTTTTTTGGCATGCCATGAGTGTAGATCGTCACCGCCAGCTTGTGCGCAGAGCGTCAGCCTGTGACATTCAAACTGAGACACTACCGAATTTTTTGATCCAATCCTACGCATCGCCTTGTTTTGCGCTAAAAACTGGAAGCTCAGTAATCATCTCAACATCTGGATAGCTGAGCGTTATAGTAAGTTCAGATACCACCGGCTTAGATTTCACATTCACACGCGGTTCATCAATGCGGCCAAATGAAACAAACTGCGGCTGAACGTCAAAATACATTTGAAAGCTCACCAACCCGTCAATCTCGCGCCCATCCTCAGTGAATAGCCTTGTTTGAGTTCTACGCGGCTGTTTCTTCCTCGGCTTGCCTGCCTTCGTAAGAATTGGTTTTGGCTTGAGTAGTAGTAGCTTCATTTTGTTCTCCTCATTTGACCACCAACATCCCGCGCTCAATCATCCTCACAATCGTGGTGATGTAAGCGTTTTTCCAAAACTCCCGCCGTTCCTCCCTGGTCATCTTTGTGCCCTGGTCTAGCTCACGGTGGCAGTTAACGCAAAGCGCCGCGCAGCGGGCATCGCTTACCTTTAGGCCCATGCCTTTCAACTCATTTTGGTGTGCGGCCTGTGATCCGGCCATTGATCCGCATGCGCCGCATTCCTGACTTGCAACAGCCCGGCGTAGCTTCTCACTTTGAAACTTAGGCGTCTTCAGGTAGTTCATGGGCATCAACGGCAGAAGGCTTTTTTGTAATGTAACCAAGAACAGACTTTATTTTTATGGTGAGCTTCGGGCCTGAACTTGCGGCACCGCCCGACTTGCTGTGAAATGTTTTTGCAAACCCGTTTACTTCAAACCAATCCCGAGCATTTTTTATTTTGTTAGTTGGCATTCCTCTTTTGGCGAGTAAGACAATTTGGTTTTCGTTCACCCCAAGTGCCAAAGCAATATCTTTCGTCGTAGGTTTACCCATGAATGTCCCTTTTATCTTTTTGAAACCTTGACTGGCTCAGGTAGTGCATGGCGCTTTTCCAATCGCAGTTAACCACTTTGAATATGGTTCGCGTATGTTTTTGTGGAAGATGTCCGCCGCAATTTGATGATGATCTAGCTCAGCACGGCTATCAATTCCGCACTCCTCAAGAATGAACAGTTTCGCTTCTGATGGAGTTGAAACACCAAGCCATTCCATAAAGTCTTTGCTCTGGCACCACATACCCGCCAGCTTTGCCAGCGGCCCGCCTTTGAGTTTTTCGGCTTTTGCTGGCTCTGGCTGCTTTGGTAGCTCATCCTCGCCAATTTCAACCAGCACGCAGGCGAGGCGCTGCCCTGCAGTCTTACCCTTCGCAACCGTCATACGCTTGAAGGCTGCAAGCTCTTCAGGGTCTGATAACCAAAAAGTGACCTTTGCCCCGCCGTTATGTGTTTCCGACCAGCCCGCCAACATGACCTCGCCGCTAAATGTGGGATTCATTTTTTCAGCGCCGCAATAGCCTCGTCGCGCTCGAGCCGCATGCGCTTGCAGTTTGTGCGCAATGCCTCAATTTCCACAGCTCTTTCCGCCAACTCTCGATCACGCTCGGCGATCATTGATCCGGCGGCCATCAGGATGGATTCCACTGTGTCAGTCATTTGATCACTCCATTGAGTAGCCACACTTTTTGCATTTAAGGCATGGGACAAGTTGCCCGGGGCCTCCTGGGCTCATCGTAACTACGTGACCTCCAGAAAAGTCAGGACGCCCCGTGTACGTCTGGCGGATGGCAACTCCAGGCTGCATTTCGCCGTCACAGCCGCGTCGCCTGCATACACTGCTGATCACTTCACAACCTCCCACGTCGGCATATCCAAATAACCCATGATCGTGCGCGCCGCCGCTTCCCAGTCCCAAACAACCACGCACAGCCAGCCGTCGCGCTGCATCCTTGTGATGCGCTCGCGTTGTTCTTTCCCGCAGTTGCCAGCGTCGAACTTGAACTCAATAGCCAGCCCGACATATCCACCGCGCGGTGACGGCATAAAAACATCTGGCACACCGGGCTTGACGCCTTCAGCTTTAAGCTGTGCCGCGACTGCTTTATGTCTCTGCCCGCCATTCGGTACGGCAAACATGGCATCAAGTTCATGCCGCTTTTGACGTACTGCCCAAGAGAAAAACGCCGCTTGATGGTCATGCTCAGACATGGCTTTTCCTTTTCTACCAAAGCTGTTTCATCGTTTCCCGAATGCGCTGCACTTCAGGCAGGCCGCGCCGCTTCTCTAAGCTCTCAAGCCAGGCCCGGCGATCCGCAAGCGTTGGCAATGCAGATATCGCCCTGCATTCGCACTCATGCCGCCACTCGTCAGAGTCGTCGGCGACTTCTCGTCCGTCATGCAACTTTTTCATGTTGTGCCGCCTTCTTTGACTGAGCCAACTGAATACAGCTCGCGCACTGCATCAACCTAGGCGTTGACCTCCACAACCTCCGGCCTGTAGTCGGACGAATCTTGTCGCAGCGCGGGCATCTGAACTCAAGAAGCATGCCCGTTCCGATTTGTCTCCAAGGAACATCTTGGCCGCTTCGGTTGTTGTCGTCACTGCCCATGTCACTCCTTCACGAAAACACCATTCGGCATCAGCGTTCCTTTGCGGTCTTTGATCGCTTCGTATGCAACGAACAGGCAGCCAGTTAGATCTATGCCTTTGATGGCGCAGTAATTTATAAGGCACACCAAGACATCGCCGATGCCGTCCTCCACGCCATGCAAATCACCCTTGATTTCTGCGTCTGCAAGTTCGCCCATTTCTGAAAATGCTTTCAGTAACTGGGTGTATGGTTTTGCGTTCTGAATAATATTCCTCGCCTCAGCCCATCGAATTACGTCCATCTCTAGCTGTTTGAATGTGCTCAATTACTTCTCCATGTAGTTAAACAATGACGGCCATTTGCATTTGCCAGAGCTGTGGCCTGATCTGCCGCATTTGATGCAGTGGTCAGAAAATTGATAAACGTTGTTCATGCAATCAAGGCTTTGCGCTGTTAAAAAGCGAGTCCATCTCCGCCACCTTCTCTGACCTGGACGCACCTGAGCGAAGAACCGAATTCACTTTGTTCGTGAGCTTCATGCTTGCAACGCTCATGACAACATCGGCCAGGCTGTATTTCTGGTCAAGGGCAACAACTGACTTACAAAGCGCGAGAACGTTCAGGCCGAGTTTTCTGTCAATTAAAAGTTTGATTCCATAAGATCCAATCAAACCAAATAGCTCGTCATACTGCTGGCGCAGCTTCCCAGGTAGGTGCCCATTAGCGAGCCCGATCTCAAGCCATCCCTTGCCGCCAATTGGGATTGACGTTGTATTCACCATCGTGAAGGCTTCATCACGGTCAATGTCGCTAACAATGCACTCGATTGTTTCTTGGCCGAGAGAGCGACAAGCAGCTAGACGACGGTTACCGTCGATAACTTTCCTATCCTGAGTTATCAAAATCGGATACATCAGCCCGCGAACAGAAATTTCATGCATAAGCCGCATAAGGCTTTTGCCCTCTTTGGTTCTCGATGCGGGGTTGTATGGCGTATGACTTAGTGTGTGGATTGGAACTACCAGAATCATTCGGCTCGATATCTCTACATCAAGACCAACTTTGTCAAAAAAATCGATCTCAATGCGTGTTGAATCGAACCACCGCTTTTGCTCGTCATAGGCAATGCTTGTTGCTGAATCCAGCATCATTTCTCCCTTTAATTCCTGGACAGATTTCATGCCGCCTCGCTTTCGCGCCACCACTCGATCACTGGACGGTTGTTGATGCCCAGCGCCCATGTGCTTGACCTTGGTGTGTAGCCGTCAACGAAACCTCGCGTTTCCTCGTCAACAACTTCCGGCATTGCGCGTGGAATAAAAGAACGCCTATCAAACCAGGCGGCCCGCTCGCCTTTAATGAAGCTTGTCCGATAGCTCACAGCTCAATCCTTGATCTTTGTGTTGAAACCGGCCTATCTTGGAAAAGAGGCTCTGTGCTTTCGGCCCACATCTGCATAGCGCCGTCAAAGTGCAACGCAACATCGCCGCATCGGCCTTGGCGGTTTTTGCCAAGACTTAGGCCCACCAACTTCGCCCCGCCGCTTAGCTCACGCGCAGGCCAAAGAAACATCACAACGTCTGCGTCTTGTTCAATTGCCCCGCTGTCACGAAGGTCCGCAAGAGTCGGCTTCTTGTCCGCCCGCTTCTCGACCTCGCGGTTAAGCTGCGAAAGCACAACCACAGCAACGCCGATCTCTTTGGCAAATGTCTTCAGGCCGCGACTTATCTGCTCGATCTCTGCGTTTCGATTCGCGCCCTTATCGAACGACCCAGAGCACAACTGCAGGTAGTCAAGAATCAGAACGGACAATCCTGGAATCTGTTTTGCCTTTGAGCGCACATCAGTAAGGGTTAAGCCCCCTTGGTCATCAACAAAGAAGTCGTCACGATGCGACAACAATTCCTCGGCGGCCTCTGAAACTCTGCCCCACTCATCGTTGTTTATGCGCCCGGTCAGGATGTGACCAAAGTCAACCCGGCCAACGCTTGCAAGTGCGCGGTCTCCAAGTTCATCGGCGGGCATTTCCTGACTCAGAAACAGCGTCCTCTTGCCGTTTTTTGCCATCGCCCAACCAAGTGACTGAGCAAAACTGGATTTGCCAACAGCGGGCCTAGCAGCGACGATGTAAAGCCCGCCCGGCCTAAGCCCCCCGCTCAGCATGCTAGTCAGCCCCAAGATGTTTGTCGGCCATCCAGCCTGCACAGAACCAGCATGGAGAGCTTCGTAGTGCTCAGTTCTACGAATTGCAATGTCCGCCAGTGACACCGGAGCCTGTCGCAATGTTTCACGCTGCAAGCTGACAAAGGCCGTTGTGATCGAGTCGATCTGCTGCGCCATGTCCCCATCCTGCAACGCAATCTCAGACGCTTTCTCGGCTGCTTTGATCAACTCGCGGCGCTTTGCTTTCTCTCGAACAATTCCGGCATGTCTTGCAACGTTGTTGACCCCGTAGCAGGCATGAGACAGGTCGTTAAGGTATTGGAGTGTGACCTCCTCCTTCTGTTCGGCTTTTAGGCTGTCCCAAACGGCAATCACATCGACACCGAGTCGCTTTAGGTTCATGCCCTCAATTGCCGAAAAAACCGTCCTGTGTAGGCCGTCAAAAAAGTGATCGCAGCCAAGCGGCTGCGCCAGCTCAAAAGCCTCGCGCCCATAGGTCAAAAGCGCACCCAAAACAGACTGCTCAGCCTCTAGGCTCCACACTTTCGCTTTTTGCTCTTGCGTCATGCTGCTGCCACCTCTTCGTTGTACTTTCCTTCGAGAACCTTTGCCCAATTTCTGGGGCTCACAAGCCACTCAAGTTCGATCAACATTGGCCGTCTAGTAGGGTCTCGGTTTGGCACTCTCCCGGTCAAAAATTTGCTGTTGCCGACAAAAGTAAAAACACGGCGGAAGTACGCCAAGCCTTGCTCTTTGTTCGTCCAACCTTTGACCGCTGCAGTCTCTCGCCAACGTGCGCGAAGGTGCGCCGCTCTGGCACCGTTCCAAAGGCTCGGTGAGTGACGCGGTAGTGCAGGCAAAACTTCAGCCCACAAGGAAAGAATCTCGAGGTGCGGGCAATCGGGAATAGCTGGCTTTACAGGAATTGCCTGTTCCGGCTTAGGCTCGGACTCGGCCACTGGTCGAGTGCTAGCAAGCGATAGCTTGCTTATCTCTTCTATTGGTTCTTGGTTATTGGTTATTGGTTCTTGGTTCTTGGTTAGGGTTTGTTTGGCTTCAAGTTCGCTAACCGATTGACAACCGACTGGGTTATTCTCGGTTCTTGGTCTGCCACCCTTTTGACCATTCTGCTTATTTTTTAAGCTCTTGGCCTTGTATGCGGCCACCTCAAGCGCAACTCTCTTATGCTCCCAACCAATCTCCGTCTGCAAAAAGAACTCAGACAAAACCGACTGGGTTTCGTTTGGGTATCCCCTCCCTAACCGAAGGGCCTTCTCTGTGCTTATTGGCGCTTCATTCAGGTAGCACCAGTCAAGTAGAAGTCTGTAAACACCGTGCTCAATAACAGAAAGATGCGCAGTGTCGCGCAAATAATCACCGATGTTGTGTTGGTAGTAGTGCATCAGAGGCCAAGCTACAAACGAATGGCCCGCATAGTCTCGACATCACCAAACAGCTCGACGGCTGGAAGCGATGATTCAAGAAGCCTGCGAAGCTCTAGGAGCCTGCCGGATGCGTCTGAAATAGATGGGATTGTTTGGCCTGCTGTCTCAACTGATGCGGCTATGTCGACCGTTGAGCGCCTGATTGCTGGTTGATTCATGCGTGCTTCCTCGCTCCTGTTGAAGAACACCGGCGCGGTGGGAGCTACACCTATCAGCGCGAGAGCTAATCGCGCCTAGCCGGGTCTAAGGATCATTATGCTGCACATTCTTCAAGAAATGCAACGACCTTTTTCAACAACTAAAGAAAGAACAGGGTAAGACGTTGCAGCCCAAACAACCCCATCAAGCTGGCCGTTGAAGCGCTTGTAATTGGCATAGGGCTCAATCAATCTGCGCTGCTTCAGACCAGAGAACAGCGCCCCTACTTGCGGCAATTCAATAAGCCCATCGCGTAAACAAAGCTCAGTCAGAACGTGCGACTTAAGCGGCCCGTTGTGACGTACTGCAGTCAGCACAAGCGCCTGAGCGCGACGGAATGAGGAATCGTTTTTCATCTCACCAACACCCCAAATCTGGTTAGATAGCTGCACCTAAATTCCGCAAGCTTGTGGCCCTCGCTGCTTAGGACTCCACCAACTACAGGAGCAGCAACAACGTCGCGGGCATCCTCTTTGCAGAAGCTCACAACCTGCCAGCAGTTGCCGCTTGGCATGCTCCAGCGCTGGAGGGGCTCGACCGTCATATCAGCCTGCAATCCGATGCTGAAAAACGCTGGATATGCCCATGGGCTTCGGTGGCGCTTCTTCTTTGGCCGCGTTGCCAAGAAACTCACTTCCGCTGCCGTCGGTAGCACGAATGAAATCGACCTCAACCTTGGCGGAATCAATCAGCGTTTTGCCAATCTCGTTAACGAGGCGTGCGCGGTCCAGTTCGAGCGTCCCAGACTTGACCGCGTCAAGCGTCTCGAATAACTTTTTCCTCAAATCCGCGATGTTGTGATCGCCGCTTTTCTTCTCGCTCATGCTCTTTGCTCCTTTGCCCGTTTGTTGATCTGCCTGGTAAGTACTCCGCGCAGCTGCTGCAACTTGACCAGCTCTGGCGGATATTTGTTGTGCACGCTGTTACGTCGCATAACTTCGGCGCGGTCTATGCACTCAAGACGATCAGCAGTGATCTCGTGCAGCTTTGTCGTCCTCATGCCTTGAGGAAATACGACGATGTGACCTTTTGGAATTGGACCATGTGCTTTGACCCATGCATCGACGTGAGCTGGCACCCAGTCCTGACGCCTCACACCGGTGTCCGCAACCTTTACAATCAGGCAACCATCTTTGCAAAGACGCTGCGATCCAATTGGCTTGTGCGTGTGGGGGACATGTCCCTGTTTAAAAAACGTGTTCGGTGCTCCATGGCCGGGGAGCTTCTTTCCCTTGTTCCATGTGTTGTGGCCGGTCGAAAAGCGATTTAGAGCTAGTGCGTTCAGCTGCTGAATTCGCTGCGCCTGAACTACAGCAATTCGAGACGCAGACTTTTTGAGACCCAGCGACTGAGCCATGTTGTGGACGCTTGACTTTGTGCGCCCCATTGACTTAGCAAGTTCAGCTGTGTCGGTGTTTGGATACTCAGCTCTAAGCGTCTCAAGCTCTGATGCCGCCCACTTGGTGCCGCTCAATTTGACAACTCCCTCTGTAGCGACTCCAGCAGTGAATCGATCTTTGGCCTTGGCTTCAGATTGAATCCATCAAGCATGTGCTCGGCCCCGTGCTGAGCGCTGACTATTGGCTCAACCAGCTCAAGCAAGCGGCGCAGCTCAATCAGACGCCTGGAAACATGATGAATCGTCGCGCTGCCAGAAGCATCGCCGTCACCCATCTCATCGGCCATGATCGATATGGTCTTGGCTAGGGTGTAGGTCGGGATTCGAAGAGTCATATGGCCCCCATCAGAACGCGCCGGAGCGCTGCGGCTGTTTTGCTATCGCATGCGGTTGCACGTGACGCGGCTGTAAAAAAGCCTGGTGTGGAGCCAGGCAAGACACCTCCACGGGAGCGGAGATGACAGGAGGATTTAGTTGAATGGTTCATTTTCCAGATGAAGACCGTGGCAAATATGGAAAAAAAGCACGCACTGTTTCTATGCCTGGATTTTTTGTTTCACCTGAACGTATCTTCAAAAGAGTAGTGAACGGGACATTTGATTTTGCTGCAATAGAACGCAGCTGATAAGCCGCTAACTTCTGCAGATTTTCGCGGATCAAAGATGCTTGTGGTATTTGTGTGGCCATGCGCCGCATCATACCGAACGCGGTTTTGCGCGTCAACCGCAAAGTAAACTTATTTTTTCCAGGGCCATGCAACATTATTTTTTGCTGTCGCCCCAAATTCGGTTGACACTCAAAACCGCTTCCGGTACATTCTTTACATGCGCTGCAAACGCAGCAAACCAGGGAGAAGCCAAATGCAAGAGACAACCAGGCAACTTAACCCGCACGAAGCTCCCGTCGGGTTTTTCGCAGTCCTGAAAAGTGAAGCCAAGCCAGCAGATGGCTCAAACATCTGCCGCGCTTGCGACTGGCGTCCTGAGTGCAATAACCAAGAGACAGATTTACTGGCATTTGGCCATCGCTGCATGGATCACCCAGTAATTGCGCTCAGAGACGGAAAGAGTTACGAGCGGGCTGATGGCTGCTCAGTGCTGTTCAAACGCGAGGTGTCGGCATGAATTACCTTGATCCAGTAGTAGACGCAGGGCGGGCCATCGACAAGATGGAAGCAGAGGCAAAGGAAGCGGCGGACTATGCACGTTGGCACGCAGAGGTTGTGAAAGCTGAGTCCGCCAAGCTCGCGGCAAACATGCTTAAAGCATTGATCGAAGGCGATGCCGACACGCGGGTTCTGACGCCAGGCAACTTCATCAGCACACAGCCTGTAGCTGAGCTGTTGTTCTACCTCGCAGACGCTCACGCAGCGCCCATGTTTGAGATGCTGAGAGACGCGGCAAAGGGGCTTGACGTTAAACAGCGCGCCACGGATTTTCAAGCGCTAGTCGCAAACACATACGGCGATGTCTACGCGGAAAACTCACTCAAGTCGAAAGTCCAGCTATGAACCACGCAAACCAACTCAATCAAGCCCAAGCACCGCGCCGCGATATTGACCATGCGGCAGCAGAGCGCAGCTTTGAGGCTTATCGAAAAAACCTCGCCCTGTATCACTACAAGGCAATTGCTAACGAAGCATGCAACGAATCAGCGAGGTCGCTATGAACAACAGGCTTTTACACGAAATGCGCGAGGAGCAAGAAGATGAGATTTCATCACGCAACGCGCTTGGCCTCTGGCTGATTGCCGTACTCGCTGTTGGTGCGCTTGCTGTATTGTCCTACCTCTTGCCGCTGGTGATCGCATGAACGCTGTTGATATGCGCACTCCAAGCGCCAAGACTCTTACTCTGATTGCCACCAAAGATGAAGCGCTAAACAAGCGTGTTGGCTGGCAAGAAAACCAGCTTGCCAAGTGGCTGCGCGACCTTATGCAGTTTGGTCAAGTTGAAGTTGGCTGGCGCGAGTCGTGCGGCACAACTGACGCAACGATGCACCAGTCACGCGCATGGTTTCAAGTGGTCAAGTCTCTGCAAAAAGATGGATTTGTTCTGATCGAAGAGCGCCAAAAACACGGGAACTCTTGGGCCACAAAAGGCGGCGGGTTCTGGGGCAGCATTGTTTACAAATTGGAGGTCGCAGCATGACCGCAGACCGCAAAGACATCGAGCGCGATCAAGTTTGGCTCACCCGTGAAGGCAAGAAGGCCACTGTTATTTCTATTGTGGCTATTGCTGCGACTGTGGCCTGCTGGCTGCTGGCGGTGACTCTGCCTAGGTTGTTTGTATGACCTGGCGCGTAGTTGACCGAATCAATGCGGCGCTGCTGGTGGCTGTTGTTGTTTGTTTGATCGCAGGGGTCTTATGAAAACCAATCTTCTGAAAATGGCACGCAAGAACTTCAACAGCGACTTCGTGCCGATGTACGTGAACCGTCACAACCGTAGGCAGTGGGTCAAGTCGGTTCGTGCTCTTGGCAATAAATGGTTGCTTGCAAAGCCTACACAAACAAAAATGGAGTCCGTATAATGTTTTCAGTTGAGCGCAACGACGCTATGGCCTCTCAAGCCAAAAAAGCACAGAGTTTAGAGCCCTGTGCCACGCCCCCAAGCCTGAGAATTTGGAGGTTCCGAGAGGACAACGTCGTTGCGTTGGTGGCACAGGGCTCTACCCATTTGTGCCATCCAACGGCTGTCGGGAGTTGCAACGATTCCCTATCCTCATGTAATCGGGGGCAGACAGAAATAGACCGGCAGACGGAATACCCACGTGCTAGCCGACCCGGACCTGATGGAGACCAGCCGGGGCAAGTTGCAAGTAAGGTGACATGGACAGGCTTGCAGCGTTTGATCTTCCCTCATTGGACTTTGGTCTTTGATGCACAGAAGAGGCTCAAAGATGGAAGGGCGAGTGACCGTTGATATGGTCACCCCTGGTAGAACCTATGGAGAAAAAGGAGTGGAGCAAATGAAAGAACTAATCGAAGACATCAGACACGTCCTATCTGTCGCGCTGTATGTGTGGCGAGATCGTCGGCATGCTCGACGAGGCGGGAATCCAGACGAATTTCAGTTTTAAGGGTGAAACATGAGCGTAGCCGTAATGATCTTGGGTGAAAGCGGGAGCGGGAAAAGCACCAGCCTGCGCAACTTTGACCCATCAAAAACACTGCTAATCCAGTGCATCAAAAAGCCGTTGCCTTTTAAGTCAAAGGGGTGGGCACTTCGCACAAAAGACAACGGCGGGAATGTCTACCAGTCTTACGACCCAGCCGCGATTGAAAAGGCTATGCGTGCATCGACTCATGAGGTTGTGATAATCGACGATTACCAAGCTGTTTTGATCAACGAGCTTCTCTCACGCTCGGCAGAGCGCGGTTACGAAAAGTTCACTGACATCGCAAAAAGCGCATGGAACATTTTTAACGCTGCTGGCTCGCTTGCTGCGCATCGCAGGGTGTATTTGATCGCCCATACACAGACAGACGACATGGGGCAGATAAGGATGAAGACTGTTGGGAAGATGGTCGATTCGATGATCGTTCCTGAGGGGTACTTTACTATCGTTCTCCGAACTGAAGTGATCAACGGCAACTACATATTCCACACGCAGACAACCGGCAAGGATTGCTGCAAAAGCCCCATTGGCATGTTTGACGGCCAGCATATTGAAAACGACTTGGCCGTAGTCGATGCTGCGATCACCAGTTTCTATGAGATCGGAGTTCCAGCGTGAAGCGCAAGAGCTACACCGGACGTGTGTTTGGTCGGCTTACGGTCACAGGCGACGCGCCAGACCCACGGCCAGGCAGGCGCTACCTGCGCTGCGTTTGCGAATGCGGAGTGACAAAGGCTATTTATCTTGGATCGCTAACCACAGGAGTCACCGCTTCTTGCGGATGCTTGAGGGCTGAGATGACAAGCGAGAGACGCAAGAAGCACGGCTTGTCACGCTCGCCAACATACAACAGTTGGATGGGCATGAAGGCGCGCTGTCTTAAGAGGGCTTGCCAAGCCTACAAGAACTACGGAGGGCGTGGCATCACTGTCTGTGATCGCTGGATGAGCTTCGAGAACTTCCTCGCCGACATGGGCGAGTGCCCGCCCGGCATGTCAATCGAGCGCCTACGTAACGAAGATGGTTACGAGCCTGGCAACTGCGAGTGGGCGACCGACAAAGAGCAGGCCAACAACAAGAGGTCAAACCGAGTCTTCGAGCTGGACGGCGAGCAGAAGACGATCAGCCAAATCGCCGAACTGAAAGGACTTGACTACTGGTTTCTACGGGCTCGACTTGTCGTGCTCAGGTGGCCTCTGGAACGCGCAATTAACGAACCATCACGGCAGCGCCGCTGCTGACACTTCAACTACATCACCTAAATCAAAATGCTCAAACTGAACTCACAACTCGCCAAAGACGCAGACAACATCAATGCTGGAATCAAAGAAACCGGCAAGTACGTCGGCACGATTACCCGCGCTGAGAAGCTGGTTTCAAAGGACAAAGGAACCATCGGCCTTGGATTGTCAATCAAAACAGAAGATGGCCTAAGCGCTGATTATTTGGATATCTGGCACACACGCGGAGATGGCTCCGAGTTGTCCGGCCTGAAGACTGTCAACGCCATTCTTTGCTGCACCAAAACATCAGAAGCGCAAGAGGGGCCGATCAATGTGGAGCGCTGGGACAACAAGACCGGCAAGCGCGAGAAGACCAGCACCAGCGGTTATCCGGGGCTGATGGGAAAGAAGGTTGGTTTGCTGCTCCAGAAGCAATTGGAGACGAACAACAGAACAGGCAAAGACGTTGAACGTGTTGGCATCTTCGCTGTGTTCAATGCTGAAACAGAGCTGACGGCATCTGAGATGTACGCGAAGAAAACGAACCCTGAACGCTTGACGCAAATGCTGACAACGCTGATGGCGCGTCCGGTCAAGGACAACCGAAAGAAGGTGACTGCGTCAGCCTCTAGCGATGGCTTCGGCCACGCTGGTGAGGAAATCCCATTTGATGATGACCTTGCATTCTGAGGTAAGCCATGACAGCACTGACCCTATTCAATCTTGCGAATGAGTACCGCCAAGCTGCGGATCAATTGGCAGACATGGAAATTGACTTGCAAACCATGTCTGACACCCTAGAAGGCATGTCTGGAGACTTGGAAACAAAGGCCACCAATGTGGCGTACATAGTGCGGAATTTTGAGGTATCCGCAGAAGCAATCAAGGCTCACGCACAGACGCAACTTGAGCGAGCGAAGGCAATTGAGAAACGTGCTGACCACCTGCGCGACTATCTGAAGTCATGCATGGAATTAGCAGGCATCACAAAGATTGAGTGCCCCGGCGTTGTCATTAGTTTCCGCAAGTCTGAAGCCGTTGTCATCAATGAGCCCGGCCTTGTGCCCGTTGAGTTCATGCGTCAGCCTGAGACGCCTCCACCGCAGCCAGACAAGACAGCGATTAAAACCGCGCTGAAAGCTGGCAAGGATGTCCAGGGTGCCCACTTGGATGTAAGACAAAACATTCAAATCAAATAACAGTCAAATAACAGTCAAACAACAGTCAAAAAGAGATCAATGGAGCGGTGCCCTGGGGGTTCCTGGGGATGCAACGAAGGATAAAAGAATGCCATATGTTGACCCTGATGCAATTCTCCAGCCGCCTTGTGAAGACATCATTTGTGATCGGTGTGGGGCCAGGGAGCACATGGATTGCAGCTCAAACATTACCAGCTACTGGCGCAATGAAATTTACTTCAGGCGGCATAAGGATTTTTTCCACAATGCGACTTACTGCAAGTCATGCGCAGTGCATTTGACGCCGTATGTGTACCGCATGAGAGATATAGATGAATTAACCATGTACGTGAACAAACTCGAAAGGGCAATACGTGAACAAAGAACTAAAAACAACCGGGCAACTTCGTCAAATGCTTGCTAACGCGGCCAAAGGAGTCCTTAACGGCGAGTTGGAAATACAGCGTGCCGAGGCGCTACACAAACTTGCAAAGAACATTTCGGAGTCTCTTTATTCAGAAAACAAGATCGCGATGTTCCGCAACGAGGTAGGGCAAACCGCTGAGAAATTCGGCGAGCTTAGGCTTGGCGACCCCAATGATGCCTAACCACTGCAGCCCAAAGGACGCACATGCAAACACTACGCACACAACTGAAGTTAGCACGGATCAAGCTGATTAAGCGCCGCGTCGCTCAGTCATGGTCAAAGCGGAGCAAGCCGAGCGACAAAGAATTCTGTGCTGCGTCGGCCTTGCAGGTGATCGAGGCGAAGGAAAGGGGGCTTTTATGACTGAAGAACTCTTGAGCTGCCCTTTCTGCGGAAAGACAGATGCGCTCCGCGTAGTCGCTGCTTCGCAGGAATGGGACGAGGATTACTTTGGTCCGTACCCCCACAGCGAATCATGGTCCGTGGTGTGCGATGCAAGCCATCCCGGCGGCCCGGGCGGGTGCGGCGCACAAGCTGGGGCCAGCTCAAAGGGGTCTGCCGCAGCGATTGAGTCATGGAACACAAGGAGCAAAGAATGAACCAGATACCCACTAATCAAACTTGGTACCTACTTTATGCAGGCGTGAGCGAAGACGGCATGGGGGAACCTGGCTACGTTGGCCGGACTACTGACATTAAAGAAGCGAAGAAACACTACGAGGAGGTAACCAGCGACCTTTACAGCACCGGCAAAGTTATTGCAGTGACAGATAAGACTGAGGTTCGCATCTTCAGCGACAGAGATTGGGGCAAAGCAATAGCCAGCACAAACCCCTGAAGCCCGATTACTTGGGCCGCGAGTTCTCCAGCTTCTTTTGCCAGCTCGTAATGTCTGATTGCGCATTCGCCAAGTAACTCTCGGGCAAGCGTGGCGGCCTCATCAGTTCCGGCGCTGGGCTTGGGAGCGTCACTGGCTTTGGCTGGATGATCGAAGGCGGCAATGGTGTCGCGCAGCCCTGCAACAGCGCCACGCAAATTAGTGTTGGCATCAGCCAGCTTCTTGGTGTTCTCGAAATCATTTTGACGGCTCCGATCAACAGCTTTTTGCTTGAGCAGTGAGGTTTCTTGGTTGGCTAGGCTGTCCTGCAGCGTGTCGGTGGTTTGCTTTGCGATGTAGGCAGCTAACTCCGCCTTCCCCTCAGCGCGGCCTTGCTGCTTTTGGTGATACCCATAGCCCCACAACGCCGCAAGGATGCCAGCCACGGCTGCGGCATAGATGTACAGGCGCATAGGGATCATGCTGCCGCCAAATTCGCCGCGATGCGTCGTGCCCACCCTTTGCCAAACGCCGACCAGGTTGGAAGGTCAGTCATTAAAGCGAGACGGGAACCATTGAAGCGTGCCAGCAGGCGCGCAGCAGGCATGCTCTGCACCGCTTGTAATGTCACCGACCCCAGTACGCCGTCAGGAGTCACGCCGACAGCTCTTTGAAGGCACTTCACAGCGGCTTGCACACCGCTATTGACCGCCATGTCAAACAGATCAAACTTGATGGCGTCCGGTACAGCATCACACCCCGACGGCCCCCAGTAGTCGCGCATGTAGATTTGCTTGGCCATGTTGAGTGTCAGCCCCGAAATATCTTCTCCCGGGTAGCTACGCTTACTGATGCCGAATTTTGTTTCGCCTCCTGGGTCTTTCTCGTGCCACACATATCCGCCTTCGTGGCCGATGAGTCTTTCAAAAGCCAGATCGAAGTTCATTGGCAGCACCTTCCAGCCTAAGCGAAGCAATTTCGGGGCGTAAAAAAGCCGCATCTAGTGCGGCGCGAATTCTTTAGCGGTGGCCGGTTTTATCCGGCATTTCAGAAGTATCTGTTCAACGTCCATCAGTGCGGCCTGACACTTGCTGCAACTGACTTTCTTTCTGCCCATGCGGACGAATCCAGTCGGACACACGCTGCATTTTGTGGCCTGCTTTGAGCACCCTGAACAGGTAGCCAATGACCAACACAAGCGCTCCAAGATGAATAATCAGGAGCGTCTTCTCTAGGCTTTGAACGTCGTATAAATCGCACATGCCCGACAGTTTATAAGCCAGAGTGCCGAAACCAACTGTAAGAAGTATCAGGCCGAACTTGATGACGACCCCATCGTTTACCGATGGGTGCAGGATCGCAAAGATAGACGCAAAAGACAGGGAAAGGCAGACAACCGCATTGATGATGGAAATGAATTCAAACATTTTTCAGCCCTTGCGCTTTAGCCATGACTCAATAATTTCCCCTAATTTTGTGGCCTTTATCCCGTCAAGTACAGCCGCCGCAAGAGACATGCTAAGCATCCCAAAAAGGAAGGCGGCGCAGCCAAAATACGCCTTCGACGTAATTTGCAGCCATTCGGTTATGGCTGGCGTCACATATTCCGCTGACATAGCGCCAAGACCTACATTGATTGCCTTTTCTGCGAATGTCGAGCCAGGCATAGATTTATATGCCGCGACAAGCGCGCCCATCGCCCCGATAACAAACGGGCCGTGGATGATCTTTTCAGGATCTATGTCCATCCTCAATACCTCTTATGGGGGATGTACAGGGGCAGGTTTGCGCGCCAGTTGAGGTCAATCACGTGGGCGACTTGTGCGCCGTGAAGATGGCAACCTCGGATAAATAGAACCTGCTGTGTACTCGGCTCAAACTTGCGACAAAAAGGTGTGCCGTCAACATTGCCAAGCATTTCAAACGCCCCATCGTGATCGATGGTGTATTGGTACGTGTGGCCGTTCATAAACCGGAACCCTTTGACGCCTCTAAGGTTCGGGTATGGCTGCAGAATGACCCCATGGAATTCACCCGCACCTTGGATACCATACTTTTCCTGGAAATGGTCTCGAAGCTCAAGGCCCAAAGCCATGCCGGTTCCGTGGTTCTGACTCCTGTTCCTGAACTCAAAAAACCCCGCAGCCTGCCACAAAGGGCCACTACCTTCTGGAGCCTCAAGCCGTCCATAAAACGCACCACACTCACCCATTGCCGAACCCGACCAGCCAAAACATTCTGCAGAGCTGTATAGAGCCCAGTTCTTGCCAGCCTTGCCGTTCATATCAATGCGTGTATGCACGCCGATTGCGCCGCGCTGATACCCGTCTGTTGGCGTCACCATGCAGTTCTGCACCTTGACAGGCGCATCGAGCATTTGGAATTCAGAGTTAGAAACAGAGTTCGGAAGATTGCACGCAGGACCTTGGACATGGAACGGCACAGCCGGAACAGGGTTCTGCATCTGGCCCAAGTACTGAGCAAACGCAGGCGAAAAAAAAGCGCCCAGAAGGACGCTTAGGATGAGTGCGTATCGCTTCATTCTGGGGCCTCGAAGACGCCTTCACCAACGTAAATCTTTCCAAGAAGGGAGGCATCAGCAGACATGATTGAGATCATGGAAGCCGAAATGATCTGTCGGTCTGTGTCGAGGATGCACTTGACTTTGCTGGACCCATCCAGCTCTGCGTAGTAGTAGCGCATTACCACTTCTCCTCAAGTTCCCACGACACATCAATTGTGTTAATGGCCCCGACTTTTGTGGCCGTGATTGTGGTCGCGTTTGTCAGCACTATCTTTGTTGCATCATTGCCTTGTAATGCGCCGCTGCCAGTGTTGGTGGTGAAACCAAGCGGCGTCAGCTTTGAATTGGCTGTGTTTACAGAGGACACGGTTGCCGTCGCCGAAGATCCTGAAAAAGAAATAACACCGCGTTGGATGCTCTTGATTGAGCCCGCACCAAGCCTTCGCCAATTCGTGCCGTCAGCGCTCGGATCAGTAGTCCCGGCCCCAGCAACGATGCGCTCATAACTGTGCGGGCTGATTGTGCTCAACGCAATGAAGCCAAACGGGTAAGTGGCCCCGCTGACCCAGCGGGGCGGCTGACCGCCGAAGAATTCAGTATCTATGCTCATGCTTCAATCCATCCATAGTTTGACCCAGACCATTGCAGTTTCACGCGTGAATTTGGACTCGCTAGCGACATAACGCCAGGCGTGCGGCCAAACAATTTGTCAGAGCCAAAATCGACAGAGCAACTGGCTCGGCTGTTCATGATTTGGTACTGGAACAAGTCGCCCACAGACTTAGAAGTCGGCCCCGTCAAAACCACGGAATCAGCGTCAATCAAATAGTCAGTGTTGACCGTGGCTGATGTGTTCGTAGTGATAACGGAGACTGGCAAGATGCCAGAGTTGGCGATCACACCAAGCGATACAGTCCAATCCGTATAAGTGCCGCTGCCGACAGCAATTGAAACGTTAACAGTGAGAGACCCTGTGCCGCTGTTGTAGGCCGCGATCGCCCCGCCCATGCGAACGCCTGACGGGTCGCTAGTGCGTGCGATGATGACGCTCTGCCCGACCGAGTAGGCTTTGCCGGTTTGGATCGTGATCGTCTTCGATCCCGTGCCGGTCGCCGTGCTTGTCGTGCTGGTCGCGTTGGTGCCTGGTGCGCCCAGGGCGCTTGCAGCCGACGCAGCAGCAGCGTTGGCCTGGGTTGTCGCGGTAGATGCGGATGAAGATGCTGAAGTTGCATAGTTAAACGCTTCTGTTGCGTTGTCAAATACGTTGTCAGCAACGTCCCCAACGTCCCCAGCCCATGGCGTAAGCTCTGAAAGAAACGTGTCAGCACGAGTGTCGAACGTTGTCGGATCTGCAGTTGTCGGTGGCGTAGATAGCGCCGCAATTGTTGGTGGTGCCGTTATTGCCATTACAGTTCCTCAAGTTCAAGATTCAACATGCCATGCGAAGGGTGAGTTAGTTCGATCTCGAATTGTTTGTAGATTCCAATAATCAGCAACGACTCAAAGTAATCAGAGTTTTCGTCATCAACACCGGACCAAACTGCGGGCTTTGCGTTGAGCAATTTTCTGATGCCAATTAGTGTATTTGTCTGGTTCTTGTTGAATAGAATCGTTTGATTTGTTTTCGGAACTGTTCTTCTTGGTACTAAAACACTGTTGCCAAAATCATCGCGCTCGATACGCGAAAAGTTTAATGCGTCGTTCCTAGCTCCATAAATCACTTTTCCAATGTTTACGACAAGCCCAATAACAAGCGAGCTACACTGAACAACGCCAGTCCCTGATATCGTGACCGTTATTACTCCGTTGGAATACGGAGGTAGGTCAGTTATCAATACGCTTTCAACCTGTTCAAAGTCACCAAAGAAATAATCAGACCAAGTGAGAGTCTGTCTACCGGTAATTGATATCGTTCTAGAGAAAACGCTAACTGCTGATACGGTCATCGAGACAGTCACATAGCTACCGATCAAACCAGTCAATGCTAAAGAATTGACTCGCTGACCCGGTGTCAAGACAGCAACAATAGGCGCGGCCTGCACCGTGCCAGCGCTTCTGTCGGTGTCAAACATAGCCCATCTATTTGTCGTGCCTATAAATTCCCAAAAGTCTGTATTTGTCTGAGCGTTTCCAGAATTTGGATGGACAAGGCTTCTATATATTTTGTGAGTTGTTGTGTCAATTGCGTATTCGTCTACAAGGTAATTTGTCGACCCGTTGTATACATTATAAGTATTGCAATGGTTTTCCCACCATGACGGGCTAGATGCCGGAGTGTGGTTAAGGTTAGAGTTTTGCAATGATCTATAAACTGTTATTTGACCGAGCGAGCCAGCAACGCTCACATAAGCATTTATTGAGTACGTTGTCCCGGAGTTGTAAGCCGCCGGAGCCGCCTCGTATGCGGAGCTACTTGTAAGCATTGCATCTGTGATATCAATCGGCGGTATAACAATCATGGCGCGGCCCTCGTCAGCATTGCATCGCCGCCTTCTGTCACTCTCACCAGAATGTCAGCGGTTTTTTTGGTGTTGACGTTTGATGCCGCTTGAGCGGTCTCAATCGACAGCTTCAACGCCTTTACCTCAGCAATAAGCGCATCTAACGAACCTGAAGACGCCGCAGATGTTCCAGTCATAACCGGATAACTCGGAGACGAAAATCCAATTGCAGGAGCCAACGCAAGCGTTTTTTGTGTCTGAATCAAACTTGCCAGGGTTGTTGACTGAGCCCTGCGAAGTTCTGAAGCGGACGAGGCATTACCGGCGGCCAAAGATAAATAGTCTTGGCTTGCTTTTGGCAGCATAGAAGCGGCGCTAACCTCTCCGGCTCTAGCCCTTGCAGTTAGCGTCGCAAAGTTTGCTAAAGCCTCTGCCTGCCCATCTTTGCCCGTACCGTTTATATCCCCTCGTATCCTTCTAATCTCAGCATCAATCGAATCCGCTGCCGCTTTCCATGCGCTAGATGCGTCATTTATCGCATCAGTTACCTGCCCAATAGAGTTCGCCGCACCAGATGATGCCGCAGCTAGGTCGTTCAGGTTGCCGACAATGAACGTCACGCCATCCTGAACAAATGAGCCATACGTGGATGGCAGGGGCGTAAAGGATGCGGCCTGTGCTGTTGCAACGATCTCTTGAACTATCGCACCGACTTCTTGAACTACCGCACCGACTGCGGCCTGAGCCTCTTGAACTATCGCACCGACTGCTACCTTTGCCTCTTCTGCTGCTGGCACGAGTTCAGCAAATGCCCCATTAAGGCTCAACAGCCCGGCGTACAGCTTTTGCCCTGACTCGCTTGTCTTGTCGATGGACTCAGTCAGGTCTCTGAATTCGTCGCGTGATGTCGGCATGGTGACGCCAAGCCGCGCAAACTCAGTTGATAGCTGCGCCGTAGAGAACGCTATCCGCTCAGTTTCAGTAAAGAAGTTTTGGTAATAGGCATCGACAGCGCTTGAGAATTGCTGTATTCCTCCAACGTTTGCAATGATACTAGACAGCGCTTCATCAGATGCAGAACCTAGCGAACCTATCGCCAGTTTCATAGCTGATAGCTGCGACTGGAAGATCCCGATTTGATCGACAAGAACCCCAATACCTTCGGTGGTTGCGTTGTCGCCTAGTTTGTCAAATTCGTTTTTTACGTAGATAGGAACATTGCTAAGCGACTTGATCGCTTGCAACGTAAGCCCGTCAAAGTCTTGCGTGAACTGCTTGAATGCTTCACCGGCATCTTTGGTGTAGAGCTTGTATCCCTCCCCAAACAAGGCCGCGATCTCTTGCGAACCTCTGAAGATGGTGGCATCTGCAGCGGAGGCGTCTTTGTTGTCAGCTGCGAATTTGGCGTTAGCGCTGAAGTCTCCAGAGCCGCCAAAGGCGCGATCCAGCTTGTTCAGAGAGCCAACACTGCCAAGCGTCAGGAAGCGTAACGCATCATCGGTTTGAGCGTTGAAGTTCCCCGCGAGGTAATCTGTTCTGTCGGTTGTCGCGCCGAATATGTTGGCGTTGACCGCAGAGCCAAGGTGCGGGGTCTTCTTTTCTTTGAAGACGCTGTAAAGGGCCAAGGCTGCGCCAATGTATGGCATGGCTGTGCCAAGTGCGCTTAAGGCCCCGGCAAAAGGGCTTGCGCCAAGCGCCGCACCAAACCCTGTTAGCCCGCCCGCGCCTAATGTTGTCGGGCCAGCAAGCTCTGCAGCAAGCCCAGCGCCCTGGAAGCCAGCGGTGAAGCTACTAATTCCGCCACCGATAAGGCCGCCAAGGCCGCCCTGCTGGAGCGGGCTTCCTAGCGCGCCCGCTCCAGCAGGGCGGCCACTGAGAAAACCAGTTATTCCCTGAGACACAGGGTTCACTATCGCGCTGATGACCGGGCGCAGAACCAGCGTCTTGAACATGTTCTTGATCGTGTCGCGGAAGTTCTCAGCAAAGCCCTTGCCGTTGTCAAAGCCGCGCATGATGGCATCGGTCAGGCTTTTATTCAGCTCCTCTGCCGATTTCTTCAGTTCGTCGTTGTACTTTTTCAGTTCATCGAACTCTGCCGCCTTTATGCCGCGCTCTCTTTTCGCTTGAGCAAGAGCCCGCAAAGAATCGGCTTCCTCTTTGTAGGTTTCATAGAGAGCATCAGACTCGTTTCTTTCGAGTTTTGATATCGCAAGGCGGTCTTTTGAAGCGGCCAGCTCGTCTAACTTTGCTGCTTCAAGGTCTGCAATGGCATCCTTTGTGAGACCGATCGCTGCAGCGGCTTCCTTCTCTTTGTCGATCTGCTCTTTAAGAGAGTCGATGGACTTTTGAGATGAGGTGTATTGGTCAACGAAGGCTTTATTGGCGGCGTCAGACGATGCTTCTTTAAGTTTTCTGTAACCCTCTATCTGCTTGTCTGTGGTCTCACGAATGAACTTGTCTATCTCTTCGTTTTCTTTGATGCGCAGCTCTTGGCGCAACTTTGCGGCCCGCAATGCTTCCTTGTATACAGGCGAATCAGTTGGGTCTTTTGGCGCAGATTGCTTTGGCGCAGCGCTTTCGCGGGCCTGTTTTTCTGCCGCAGCCAATTCGGCCTGAATCTTTGCCTGCTGCCCTGAATCCGCGCCGCGCATGGAGGCGTCGGCCTTGTTGCGTAGCTCTGCTATCGTTTTGGTGAGCTGCTCTTCTTTTGTGAGGTACTTGGAGCGCACTTCGTCCCAAGCCGCAGCCGCTTTTACAGCGGCCACTTGCTCAGACTTGATCGTGAGCGACTTCGCCTCAAGGCGGCCAATTTCTTCAAGGCCATAAATCAGCGACTTCTGCGCTTCAATGTTTTTGGTGAAGTCGCCCAACCTGTCAGAGCCATAGATTGACGGACCGGCCTTTTGGTCAAAGGCAAGGTTTTTTCTTGCGGCGTCAAGTCTTTCTGTTGGAGTCTGTGCGCGACCGACATTCAGCGCGGCGTCGTATGCGCCTTTGGTGGCATCCTTTATCGCATTCCAGCCCCGCTCAATCAAACCAAGGTTTTGCACAAGCTGCGGCGTGCGGTCTTGCAATGACGAGTTGTACGCCTCTTGAGCAACCTTCGCGGCCTCTGTGGCTTTGCCTTGATCCTCAAGCGCCTTGATCTGCTCGTACAGTGACCGAGTAAGGAAATTCGTTGAATCGTTCAGCGCCAGGCTTGCCTTGAGCGGGTCTTTGCCGAGCTTGGCGAAGTTCTCGGCAACGGTCTCAAGTGCCCCGCCGCCTGCTCGCTCGAACTCGATGGCCGTGGCCGTGAAGCGCTCTAGGTTGCTCGCGCCTTTGATGCCCGCATTGGCGAAGATGTTAAGAGCCTCGGCTGCCTTGCCTTGCGTGGCCCCGCTGAACTGGTCAATGCGGGCCGAGATGTCTGAGAGCTGGCCAGCGGTGACGCCCGCCGCCTTGCCTGTCAAGATCAGTGTTTTCTCAAACTCGCGTTGTTCGTTCGCGCCTTTTTCGTAGGCGAATGCGATAGCGCCGATGGCGGCAGCGGCCAAGGTGAATGGGTTAACTAGTCCGGCAACGTAGCCGCCAAGCGCACGGGCTGCATTGCCAACACCTCCAAACGAATCCTTGAGCTGTCCGCCTTGCTGCAGGAGTACCGTTAGAGGGTTTTGCCCACCCTGAAGACTGACGGCGATGTCAGTGAACTGGGCCGGGACTTGGCGCAGCGCTGCGGTCGCCTGTGCCGCAGAAATGCCAACATATTGGAGGCTCTTGGCGCTATTCACCATGGAGTTGCGCACTGCGTCTTGCTGCTGTCTTACGCGCTCCAACTGGTCAAGGTATGGCGCAAACTTCGCCGGGTCAAGGCCACGGTTAGAGATTCGAGCCTCATCGACCGCCCGCTGTCCTTTTAGGGATGCTTCCTCTAGGGCAATGCGCCTTTTGAGTGCGGCCTCAATTCTTCCTTCAGCCTGGATGATCTTTTTTGCAGATTCATCGGCCTGTTCACCGGTGCCTTTAAGCGCTTGTTCAGCTTTCTCTCCGGAAGCCTTCAAAGATTGGGCGGCCTGCTCCCCGGCCTTCTTGACCTTCTCGAATCCTTGAACAGCAGGGTCGGCATTTAAGCCTATCTCTGCTTGTATCTTTGGGTTATCGGCCATTGAAGCCCCAATAAAAATAGGCCCCAATGGGCCTACTGGTTTTTACTCGACATTATGGAAAGCGCCGCCGATTCCATCACTTGGATGTCATCGAATAGCTGCTGCCATTCCTCGTCGTCTTTAGCTGCTCTGTCCAGGAGTGGGTATAGAGCGCAGTAGTCCAGGCCGGTAGCGCCATTCATGCCGACGCGCCACTGTGTGCCAACTCTTGTAAACAACGTAAAAGCCTGGACGTTTTCGGGCCAGACTTCTACATCTTTTGGTTTAACAAGCCCGGATATATCAAAAGCGTTAAATGGTTTTGAAGCCTGCGACGAACTAGAGTAGAGCGCCTCGACGCAGGCTTTCAGTTTCCCAGTCGGCCATTCAATACCGCGGCCCAGTACGAGTCGCGGATTGCCTCTGCGGCTGCCGGGAACTCATTGCACAGAGTCTCAACGTTATCACGCGTGAATGGCTCGTCCAGATCCCAACCGATGACGCAATTCATCAAGCCGTCAACGGTTGACTCGTCAGCCATTTCAATCAGCTCTGACAATGTTTTGTCTTCGCCAATATCAAAGACTCTGGCCTTAGCCTTGGCGCGTAGTTCGTCTTGCAGCTTTGCGGCCTCTTGCCTGGTAATGTACTTGTATTTGACCTGGATCGAAGCGTTTGTGCCGTCCAGCATCTGAAATTTCACCGTGTGTTTGAATTCTGTCGGGCGATTCCCGAGCGTTACCTTTGCCATGATGTTTTGTCCTTGTAATGAAAAAGCGCCTGGACTCGGGAGCTACCCGCAGGCGTAAAAAAGCCCGCGCTGCGGCGGGCATGGCAACTGCTAGGCAGTTAATTAGGAGTAGCTGATCGTACGTCCGAGCATCGAGAATGCAGCGGTCACTTGATTGACCTGGTTGGCGTTCATCTGCGGAACGTCCGACACTGCCATGTAGCCGTAACCGTAAGAAGTGGCACCACTGGCGAGCGCCAGCTTGAACGCGACCTTCGTGCTGGTGCGGCTGATGTTCAGCATCGTTTTGTAGTTGGCATTGGCTGGGTCGTGAGCCAGCGTCAAAGTCACGTCGGCCGGGTTGAAGCCGGTAGGAATGCGAACACCATTGCGACGGGCCAACAAGTTCACTTCGGTGTAGCGTGGATCGCCACCGCTGGTTGCGATGGTCAAGACTTGAGGAATCTCAGTCCAGGCAGACAGTTTTTGAGCGGTTCCAATACCCGTGCCAGCGGCGTAAAAACCGGTGTTGCTTGTGTCGAAGTCAAGAAGCGAGAAGGTGTCGGCGGTCAATTGGTCAACCTTGAACACCGTATCGGTGGCGTCCTCCCAGCCGGATGTCAGCAAGATTTCGTCGTTGTCTGCGTAGCCGTGGGCCACAGAGGTGGCAACAGCGGGATTTGCATTGGTCAAGACGGTAATGGTTTTTGCCGATGCGAACGTTTGGGAGAAGTAGAACTTTGCTCCCTCGGGAAAATATAAAGCCATGGGATTGCCTTTCAGAAATGAAAAAGCCCCCGGAAGGAGGCGGTTAAATGCCCGAGGTGGGCAACAAAAAAGCCGCCAGGTTTCCCGTGGCGGCTTATGTGGAAGGGCTAGGCCCTATCGGTTGTGGACAACGGCAAAATCCTGCCTAGTGCCCCTTAGATTTGGTTCATCGTCTTCAAAGACTGATACAGGGTCCGTCTCTGGTTTGGCATCGAACAAGGTGGCCGTTCTCATGGCCGCGTCGATAGACCACGACAGCGCATCGGCCTGCAGCCTGGTGTCTGCCCAGACGTTGACCTGGTACATGCTCAGCGCCTTGTCTGGGACCACCTTGCCGTAAAGGTTGATAGCTCTGCCGCCAATTTTTTGGTAAGTCACATAGGGACGAGTCGTGCTCATCGGCGCAAAGTCAGGGAACACCCGAGCGCATTGCGTCTTGAGAACGGTTGTGATGTCAGCCTCAACAGTCATGCCAGCCGCCTCGCGAACTCATCTCTCATGGCCTGAACAGCCTTTTCTCCATGGGACACAACAGCGGAACGAACAAGGGGGATTGCAGGCACGTATTTAAGGCTTGGCAGTGGCACGTAATAGGCATCTTTCACAGCCTGAGGAGCCCTTCGGCTTGGCTTTGGTTTGCCCTGCATTGCCTTGCGAACCGCCGTGTACCACTTGCCATCGGAACCGGTGTAAACCTTGTATCGCTGGATGTGCCCATACTCAAGCAAAAATCCGTGAGGGGCCTTGGTTTGGTTCCAGCTGATGTGATATGTGGCCTTTAGCTCTGAGCTGTTGGACTCGCTGAACTTCTGGTAAATCGAGCGCTCAAGGTTTCCTGTTTTCTTGTTTCGTCCAGCGTTTGACTTAACTGCTTCGTAAAGCACCTGCGCGCCAGCTTGCGCGGCTGGGCGAACAGCGGCCTGGATCTTTTCTTTCGACTGATTGATGAAGCCTTCAAGGTCTGACAAATTCAGGCCCATGCTGAACGTGCCATTAGCCATTAATGACCTCGCACACCAAGTCGGTCACGTCCTTCTTTGCCATGTTTGGCAGGACTTGCTCGATGTTGTAGACCGTCGATCCGTCAACCAATCGCATGGCCGCTGTGATATCCGTCCTGAACCTGACGCGCCATATTGCAGGCGGGTTTGACGACATAGCGCCACCTCGAATGCCCTCAATGTTGGGGATGCGAGAGCCCGGCGTAAAAACGAACTGCGCCCACAGCGTGGCAAACATTGTCCAGTCCTCTACTGGCTGGCCTACGCTGTCAACAGCACCAGACCGCGCCTGGATGACCACGCGGCGGTTGAACTTGCCGATGTCACTCATTCTCAATAAACCTTGCCAGGGTCAAGCAAGGCCGTGATGCCAATTGGCAGGCTGTGCAGCGCCTTCTCTGTGGCCTCTTGTCTGTTCTCGTAGAGATGGCCGACCAGAAGCATTAGCGCAGCCTTAACAGATGCTGGCAAAGTCGCGCTACCGGCCACATATCGAACCTTCACGGCATTCGTCGTGTCGCGTGTATCGGGCCATTCCGCACCGTAAACAAGCGTCACTTGATGGTCTTGCGTCGAGTAGTCGTTTAGGAAGTAGAGCGCTGAAGAAAGCGTCTGCGTAGTTCCAGCCGTGTCAACATAGGTCACGCTTGTGATTGACGCTGCTGGGATGAGAGGCAGGCTGATCCCGCCATCAGGGAAGGCATCTAAGGCAAGCTCAATCGTCTGCACTCCAATAGCCAAGTTTGCATCGTGCTGGACCTTCGCCATTGCGGCCAGCAAGAATCCGTCAATCAACGAATCCTCTGCGCTGGAATCAACGCGCAGAAATGACTTCAGGTCTGCCGTGGTGATAACGGCAGTGGCTGGCGTGATGATCTTGTGGGCCATTGATGTTCAGACGTAAAAAAGCCCGCTCGGGGCGGGCTTGGTTGAATCAACCATGGCAACTTTAAGAAAAGCCAAGAACGTTTTTCACGGCCTCTTTGTATTTAACGGCCATTGCTTGATAGCCTAACAGGCTTGGATGCTGGTTATCACCATTGGTAAGACCAGTGATATACCTGGCGGGCGATGCGTTGTTACTTACAACAACATCGAAGTCAGCCACACCGACGCCGCTCCCCTCAAGTGACCGAACAAGCGAGTTCAACGCTATTCTCAACAAGTCACTAGCACCATCTGTAATCGTTGAGCTTGGCGGCTGGGTAGCAAGAATTGGCCGAACGTTATATTTTCTGCATTCCTCGATAAATGCAGAGATATGGAATTTGAAGTTGTTAAGCGCCCAAGGTGCAGAGCCTGCAGAGTTGCCATCATTCGCCGACCAAGGGAACATGGTTGCAGTCTCAAGGCCACCTTGTCTTATCACCTCAAGGAACGTCAACCATGTGGCGGCCTTTCCTTGACCTGAGCACGCATAGCTGACAACACTATGGCGTCCGATTCCTTCAAGTGTTAGCTCTTGAGAAGCAATGTGCGACCAAGACCATGTGCCGTTGTTATTATCGAATGATCCTTGACCTTTCGATATTGAATCACCAAATATGCCGTGGTTGTATATTGGCTTTATTAACATAGCCTGCACAGCTGTACACAAAAACCATTGATGATTGGCTAGCGGTGTAACGGCAGTAACAGTACCAACATGGTCGCCTGCAGTTATCTGCCCGTAAATGCTGCGTCTGGCATATGTATTGTATACACCCATATTTGTGGCAGATGTGCCAGCATTTAACGCAGAATAGCCCGTTGCAGTTGCAACATATGCCCGGTGCTGGATAATTCGCAAGTCCTCTTTGCCTGCTTCCGTGCAAGCCACTGGTGTTTGCGCGATCCAGTCAGAATAAACAAACTTTGGCACCGTGTTTGCGCCGCTACCAGACAGCGCAACAGGAACGACATAGCTGGTAACAGAGCCTGCAGTTCCATTCCATACATCACCCGCTAATGCTGTTGCCGCATTATCGAATGTCACTGATGTATGCGTCAGCCCAGTGCCGTTGTTTCCCAGCGTTGGAGACGGTGCAGTTTTTGCTGAAGTAATTGTGTAAGTTGTTCCACCATAGTTTGCATATTGGAACCTTACCGCGTTGTAGTCGCCTTCGACCATCCAAGCGGTATTAAACGTAAACGCTGCGCTTACGTTTTGTCCAGTAGCTCCAAGCGGCTTTAATGTTTGAATCTGGCTGGCAATTGATGCTGTCGCAAAGCTCGACGAAACGTCATCAAAAAGACCAGTCCCGAGCAGCAGCATCGCTTCGTCTTGTGATCTAAATTCTTGTTGGCCATTAAGCCAAACAGATTGTTTGCCGGTCACAGACAGCTCAGGCCAATTGTTTTGGCTTCCGACATATTTAATGGTTGGCATTATTCATTTCCCTTCTTATTCTCGGGCGCATTTCCCTTTGATTTCGTTTGCTTTTCTTCCTTTGGCTCGGAAGTCCAACCCTCTTTCATTGAGACTTCAATTAAGTCTTTGTCTTTAGTTTCAATTTCTTGGCCTTTGGCGAATGTTTCAATCTCTACGCCTCGGTGAGCCCAAGAAAATTCAGTAATTGCAATTAGCTTCATTCAAAGCCCCAATGAAAAAGGCCCCAATGCAGGGGCCTTGTGTTTCTAGATAACTGGTTTTATTAAGTTGTGGCGATCTTGAGCAGCTTGATTGCCTGGGTATTGCGCAACTTCCCTCCCACACGTTTGCGTATGTAGAACTTGACGTAACCAGGGGTCGTGATCTCGTCACGAGTCATGCGCATCCCTACGCGGTCGGCAATCAAGTAACCTTCCTTGAAGTCACCGAATGCGAGAGGGAAGGCGTTGGCCGCTACTGCTGGCATGTCTTCAGCTTCGACAATCGGGAAGCCTGCAAAGCTCGCTGGCTGACCTGCGGCCAAAGATGGCTGCCACATATATGCGTTAGTGGTGGCTTCCTTGTACTTACGGATGGAAGACAGCACAGCCTTTGACGTGAGCCAAGTGGCATTCCTGCGATAACGTGCACGCAGCGAATAGATCATGTCGAAGAACACGTCGGGGCTTGTAGGCATAGCCGATGCTTGACCGCCTGCGATGTACTGCAAGGTGCCGAATGCGCGGCTGGAGTCAGCCGTAGTCACTGGGGTTGGGCCAGCCAGAATGCCGGTGGGCTTCTTGGTGCCGTTGCCTGAAACAAAGGAAGCGCCTTCGCCTGCAAAAATGGCATCTCCAGCCGACATCGTTAACCACTCTTCGACGTTGAAAAACAAATCGTCAAGCGATTCTTCTGTTGCTTGAGGCTTCGCAGACGCCATGCCGAACGTTGGCGCAACTTCTGCCAGGTCAGACGTGTTGGTCTGGTTGCGTGTGTCGGGTTCGCCGAGCCACTCAAAGCCCGCACCGTTAATGTCGAACAGCTCTTTGTAATCAGGCGTGCCAACAGTCCGGACGGTAGCCAAGGCGCGGATCGGAGAAATATCAACACCGATTAGAGCAATTGCACGCTCGATTTCTTCAGGCAGCGCAAAGCCGCCCGACGCGTTGGTGCTGGTGCGAACGTCTGCAGCTTTAGCCTCTAGTTGACGCTGCGCCTCCGGAGCTTGGTCGCCACGTTTGCGGGTCCAGTTGATAAACGCGCTTTTGTACTCGGCTGCCTCACGGCTTGTGCTGTCGCCTTTGGTGTCAAAAACACCGGGGCGGTTCAGCTTGATTTCCATCGATTCGAGCTTGGCTTTGATCTCGGTCATGGAATCAAGTGCGCCGTCCATCTTGGCGAGCTTGGCTTCCATGTCGCCGGTAACTTTGCTGGCCTTAATAGCCTCCAACTTTGCATCGTTGGTTTTCTTGTATTCCTCAAACGTGGTGCCGATTTGCTCGACCATTTGCTTGATTTCGGTAGTCATAACTTTCCTTTAGACGTAAAAAAAGCGCCTCGAGGGCGCTTTGCGGTTGGTGATTTGAGAATCAGTGGATGATTGAATTCAGCCTTTGCAGGGCTGCTTTCAGTTCCCCAACTTCGTCAGAATCACTCCGACTAGATAGGGTTTTGATACGGCTCACGAATGAAACCGCGTCTTGCTTGGAGAATCCTGAATCTCTCAGGATTCGCTCGGCATCTTTGAGGGTGTTGATTTCTTCCGTTGACTTAACTTGAGTCACACGGGCTTTTGTGTTGGCGGGGAAAGTGACGAGAGAAACTTCCCACAACTCAACCTCGGTGAGCGTGCGGATTTCTGACTTCTCGTCATAGTTAGATTGCTTGGTCATGAAGCCAATGGACAAGCCATTGATCGCGCCCATCTTGAGCAGCGCGTGAGCCTCTTTGCCCTTGACGGTTTCCATTGCCAGCTTGCCGGACAACTTCAGACCGTTGGCGTCTTCCGTCATGTCCGTCCAGATGCCGATTGGCTGACCGGCGTCGTGCTGCCACAGCATGGCGGGCATTGTTTTTGCCCGCTTGTGCTCAGAGATTGACTTGATGAACGCGCCTTTTTGGATGATGTCGGCGTAGCTGTCTTTGACGCCAAAGACAGAGCCGTAACCCTCGATGGTTCCATCCTCGTTGACTGCTTTGACCTCAAAGCCACAGTCAAGGTGTTTTGTCTGCATTCGTGTCTCCAGTGAAGCCCGTTGTCATGTTCATTGGCGTCAGGTATTTGTCACCACCATCGCGGGGGTCTCTACCCTCTTCGTCGCGCCATTCGTTCGGGCTAAGCAGCCCCATTTCCACCATCGTGCGGGCATAGACTGCGCGGGCATTCATATCACCAGCCACCAGATAACGGGTATCAAATTCAGCGTAAAGAGGCCCGCTACCGTCTAGCAGCATCTCGTCGATACGCTGCGTCCAGGCTCGATGCCATGGGGCCAATGTGTGCTTAACGTGGGCGCTGAAGAACGCTTCAGAGCTTGCGAACGTGGCGGACTTATCTGAGTGCCCAACCATGATGGGGAACACCCCATAACCCCTGCAAATTTCCTCAATCTGCAGCCGCCGGGTCTCAACATGCTGCGCATCGACCCCAGTTATTGAGGTGTTGAACCACTTGGCGGCACGATCCAGAATCAGCGGGGTGCCTGCGTTATCTGGACCGCTTTTTTGCTTGAGGAATGACGCAATCCGCGCATGCTGCTCAGGGCTTAGGTTGCCTTCTACCGTGTAGGTGCCTGAAGGCTTCAAGCCATTGGCATGCATGGCGGACTGGCTGCGCTCTGTCGCCATTGCCAGACCAATAGCAGCCCGCGCAAGCGTCACCGCATTCATGGGCTTAACCCAATCCCATTGCAGGTTATTCAGCAGAAAAACATCGTCCGGCTTGAACTCCCCAATCATGCCGAATTGATCCCAGCAGCGATACCGAAGGCCGTAGCGCGAGGTGCGCTCTACATCCCATTGGCCAGGCATTACCGGCAACAACTCGCGCACCCTGCGGTTATCGCCGCGCACCTTGATGGACAACGCCGCACCAGTTAGCGCCGCATGGATGGTCATCTGCCGACGCCACTCAAAACTGGTCTGCCACTCGTTTGGGCGACGGCTCAACAATCGGTACTCGGGAATGTTGGTCGCCTTCTGCCGCGTCCCGTCGTCCATTTCCCTGTACACGTGCAGGTTAGGCGTTGCGCACCCATCAGCAATAGTCTTAACGCATGCCAACACGGTCGAAACCTGGAGCGCAGTCTTGTCAGTGACAGTTACCCCGGCCACACTCCCGCCGCCCACTCCGTCGATCAGGCTTGCCACCTGGTCGTAGGTGAGCTGGGTCGCTTTGCGGCCCAAAAGTCGGTCAAGTAGTTTCAAGCGGCAACATCCCAGAATGAACGGCCTTGGGCCTCAGGGTTAAGCGCGAGCAGATAGACGGCGCTGAACAGGGCCATTAAAGGATCAATCTTGGCGGTGCCGCTGGCCTGCTTTGTGATGGAAATTGCGTTTCCAACAGGCACGATTCGGGCATTGCCGACGCACCAGTTCATCAGCGGTTGCCCACCATGAATAAGGGCACCTTCTGCAAGCCTGCGCTCAGTTGTTTTAATCGTGCCATGCAGCTTCCATCCTTGGGACACCCCAATAATCTTTTCTCTTGGAACGTCTCGTTCTTCGATGGCTTGGACAATGCTGCCAATGCCGTGAACGTCCACGCCGATCTTGTCTAGCTTCCCAGAAGCCTCGATCATTGCGATGAGGTCGGCAACCTGGGCAACGTCTTCGCCGACTTGATCGACCAGCACAACGTCACCATCTTTGGCAAAGTCGCGCAGCTTTGAGGCTTCACTTTTGCGGCGCTCCAAAACACTCGGATGCGCCCATGCTCTTGTCCACGCCCACCAGTTGCCTGACTCATCGCGGCCCGCCACAGCGAAGCCCAACATGTCATCAAGACCGCCGCCGTCGATACCTACATCAACGACTTCGCACTTATCCAGCAGCCAATCAAGGCTGAAGGCTGGAACCGCTTGCTTTTCCCAAAAGTCAGCACCAGCCCAACGGTCAGAGCGTAGGTTTAGGCCGATCTCCACGTTGGCATGCTTTGCCAAGAAGCCTCGGAACGAGTCGCCTCCAGCCAGTTCAGCCTTCTTGAATTCGCGCTCTAGAAACGCCTGATCGACGGAATACCCCATGTTGGGGTTCACCATCGCCATGTTTTCCAGCTTCAGGCAATCACCGTTCGCCACCATCTCTGGTGAGTGCTCAAAGATGATCGGTACGAAGCCGGGGTCAATAATCTTGCCGTCCCGAACGTCGCGGGCGTAATCTAGTTTCTGCTTGAACACACCTGCCGGTGGTTCGTCTGACTGGGTTGTCAGCCAGATGACAAAGCCCTCAGGCCGAGAAGCTAGACCGCCTAGGGCCTCACGAAACATGTTCTCTGCACTTGCGATCTTGCCGAACAGGTGCAACTCATCAATAAGGGTGCCTACAGACTTCTTGCCGCCCACCGTGTTCTGGTCAGCCGCAAGAACCTTTAGCGTCGCATTGCTTTCTCTGTGCGTTATGGTCTTGATGTGCGTCTGAACCTGCATCAAGACATCAAGATCTTCATCCTTCTGCACCATGTCACGCGCAGGAGTAAATGCGTTGTTCGCAACTTCAACCGTAGGCGCTAGAACAGAAAACTCAGCAGACTGGCGCCAGTTTAACACCAGCGCCGTCATCATGATCCCGGCAGCGATGGTGCTCTTGGCGTTTTTCTTCGGGATGAGAATGAGCCATTCCGTGATGAGCCGCCTGCCACTTTCGGCGTCGTATGCACCAAATATCGAGCGCACCAGGTCGAACACCCACTCAGCACTAGACTCGCCAAATGTCGGACTGCCAGGCGCGTCAACAATCTTCAATTGCTTGAAGATGGCAAGCGCCTGTTCTGCCTGCTCTGGGAATATCGGTGGCGGGATGATTGATTTCCCCGCCCGCAGCCTATCCGCCCAATCTGGGCACGATGTAGACCACTCCAAAATCAGACCTTCTTGCCGCCTGCGGCAACCAATTTAGGCGGGGTTGCGGATGCAAACTTGCTCGCAACCTTCTTGGCCGCCTCCTTTTGGGCGTCTTTCTTCCCGCCCTCGCCAGCCTTGATGTGCACATACTGGGCAGCAGCTATTCCGGCCTTCAGTTGGTCAGGAGACGGTTCTATCTTTCCTTGCATCACGTCCAAGAGGAATTGCAGCGGGTCGCGCGAGTCAGTCGGCTCGGTATCAGCGGGCGGGGTTGATGGCGGGCGACCAGCGCCAGGGCGAGAGCCGCCAGAATTCGGCCTTGCACCACCTGAATTGGCCCTAGGGCCACCACTCCTACCTTTTGCACCGGCCATTTGCTACTACCTTTTGCTGCTGATTCCTCCAAAAGGGGAATTTTTTGTCCAAATGCG